TCAGGGCTGCGGCTTGGCATACGGTCATTTCTTCCGCAGTTTGGTTTTCAGGAAGCGGTGGGTCGAACACGGTGTTAACCGTGAACTGATCGCCGTCTTCCGCGATGATGATGGTTGCTGTGCGTTTAGTTGTGGTTTCTTTCATACAAAAATATTTTAAAGTTCGTGGGGAGTGCCATGTCGAGCGTTATCGAGTCTTTCCATCTCGTCTATCTCGGCATCAGTGTAAGCTACGTCAGGTTCACCGGAGTAGAATTCGGCAAACACGGCATCTTGTTCTTCCTTGGACATTGCTTGTGACAAAAAAGCGGATGCGAAAACATAATCCGCTGCGTTGTAAGGGATTTTTTTATTTGGGTTACTCATGACATTTCAGAGCTAAAACTACTCGTTATTCAAAAGCAACATTAATTTTTTAGTAAAAAAAGTTTGACACAGGTGATCGAATAATTCTTCGTCCGTTTCGTTATGAAAAAACTAGCGATTAAGTTCCGCGAAGCACAAATCTTCGCCCACGCCGCCCACAACCTTGTTCAAGGAAGCTCGTTCTTCTCTGACCATGAGTTCTTGGGTGAGGCTTACGAGGCATACACGAAAGCGTATGACGACACCATCGAGCGCATGATTGGTCTAGGTAAGGATGTAAATCCGCTCGCCATTACCGCAGAGGCGGCTAATGATGCTCTGGATACTTACAAGCTGGCCAATGCCGATTCTTACGACATTTTCTATGCTCTGCTTGGCTTGGAAAAGAGCATTTGCGAAATCGTCAGGGATACGATTGAGGAGGGTGTGACGCATGGCACTAGCAACCTTCTTGAAGGGTTTTCTGATCAGTCTGAAATGCGCCAGTACAAGATCAACCAACGCATCCTATGAAAAGCAAACCCAAATTGGGTCGCCCCCGTATGGGTGACAAAACTCGCGTAGTTCTTAGCGCATCAGTCCATCCTGATACTTTAAGGAAGCTCACTGTTATGGCAAATAAACTCCCTGTAGGCCAACGCCGCTTGGGAATCCTGTTAGATAAAATGGCTGGTAAATAATTTTTATGTCCAAAACAACCACACTGTCAGAGATCATTAACACTCCTACATCCGAGAATTCTTGGGTCGATGGGTCTTTCAAAGCCGCTGTGACGCAAACGCGCCCACCTAGCGGTAAAATGCCGGGGAAAGCCCTGCTTGTCGATTGTGACAACGGTGCCATCACGATTGATGCTTCGTTCTTTGGTCGTGACCCAAGCTATCTGGAGGGTAAGATCGTTTCCTTCTCTGGTGCTGGCATGAAGAAGGGCGATTACAAGGGTAAGGCTCAAGTTGCCATTGGTCAAAAGGCTCGCGTCGAGGTGTTCCAAGACAGCTCTGATGGCGAAGCTGGCAAGCACATGCCCATCGCTCGTCCTCCGGTTGCAGCAAGCGCAGCAGCGGTCATTAAACCCGATTTTAACGAAGAATTGACCAAGATTGGGTTCCTGTGGCTCCATAGCCTTAATCAGGCCCTAATCGCCAAGGAAACGGCAAATCTGGTCTATGGCTACGAACTGTCTAAGGAAGAATTCCAAAGCTGCATCTCCTGCATCTTTATTGAAGCTAACAAGAAGAACCTCGGTGCTCACGTAACTCCAGTCGGGAAGTAAAACAATGTCCTTTTTCCAACAATCCAGCCATTGGTATCAGCTTGGTTCTGATGGCAACCTCACTCCTCAACACGATTACACCCTTCGGGATGCTCGTAAGCACAAGGCATTCCCTTCGATTACGACTATCCTCAAGGAGCGGGCTAATCCCATGCTAGATGCGTGGAAGATGAACCAGCTTTTTGATGCGGTAGTAAACAACCCCAAGAGCGTAAACGAGACAGAAGAGCAGTATAAGGACCGCATAGGCGAGATCGCGGGTAAGAAAGGTAAGGATGCGGCGGATTTTGGAACAAGGCTTCATGATGCTCTTGACCAATACCCTCAACTACCTCTGGAGCATGACTTGCGTCCATTTGTAGAAAAGTTTGGCCCTGAGTATGATAAGCGAATCAAGACCCGTCTGGCCAGTGAAATCATGCTGTATGACCCGTACACGGGCGTAGCTGGTCGGACGGACCTTGTGGCTGATACCTACGAATATGGTGTCGCCATCATCGACTACAAAACAAGCAAGTTTAAGAAGGGTAAGGCCAGCTTTTGGGACTCCTACAGGATTCAATTAGCTTTTTATGCTCACTGTTATCAGGTGAAAATGAATTTACCAGCACCACCAACTATCATCAACGTGGGCATCAACAGTCTTGAACCTGATGTGCCGCAATGGAAGGTGTACACCCTAGAAGAGCAAGAACAGGCTTATCGTGAATACCTCGCTATTGCATTTTTGTGGTTTAGCACCAAGGACTATTGGCCTAAGGGTGATTTTACGCGCCAGTCGCAACAAGTGATCAAGGGAAACGATAATTTGATAACAGCTTAACCGAAAGGAACTCAGTGGACACAGCGGAATTGAACAATGCGCTCAAAGGGCGCATGGATGAAATGGTAGCAATGCTATTTCCAAATGCTAAGGTTCGCGGCAATATCGCGCACCTTGGTTCCATTAACGGTGAAGCTGGAGACAGCTTTCACATTTACGTTAGCGGGACTAGGGTTGGCTGCTTTATTGACCGAGCCAATGAATCAGACAAGGGCGGAACACCGCTCTACCTTTGGTCCAAAGCCAAGAACATCACGTTCTTCCAAGCCGTTAAAGAGGCTAAGGAATGGCTTGGGGTCAAAGATGAGTATGCATCCGTCAAGAAGTACAAGCCCAAGACCTATCAGGCTCCTGAGGTCAAGGGTAAGGACATTCAGTTGGTTACAACCAACACGAAGGCTGAGGATTATCTCATAGGAGAAAGAAGGCTCAACCGTGAGGTGGTTACAATCAACCGGATTGCTGATGCTCATCAAGGTGAGGTCATCGTCTTCCCGTACTTCGACAACTGTAAGGACAAAGCGGTTCACTTGAAGTTCTTGGGCATAGACCGTGACGAGAATGGCAAGAAGAAGATGTGGTCCTCGGATGGCACCAAACGCTGTTTGTTCAGCAAATGCACGGTGTCCGACGATGAACGGCACCTTGTTATTACCGAGGGCGAGATCGACGCCATGAGCTATCAATCGGCGGGCATATCCGCAGTCAGCGTCCCTAACGGGGTGTCTGACCAAGAGTGGATTGAACTCGATTGGGAATGGTTAGAACGGTTTGAGAAGATATACATCTCAACCGATATGGATGGAGCGGGTCGTGAGGCGGCTGAGAAGCTGGCCAAACGCCTTGGCTTGCATCGAACCTACGTAGTAACCTTACCACATAAAGACGCTAATGACTGCCTCAAAGCTGGATTCACTCAAGAAGACTTCCTTAAAGCCCTTAACGCCTCCAAGCAAATCGACCTTGAGGAAATCAAGTGCGCGAATGCGTTCACTGATGGCGTATGGGACCTTTACGACGCGAAGAATGCCTCCCAAGGGTACAGCACGCCTTGGGATGATTTACCGTTACGCATTAGACCGGGCGAGTTTACTGTACTATCGGGCTACTCTGGCCATGGTAAAACTCAACTCCTTAACCACCTAGTCATTCATTTGATCAGCAATGGTGCGCGGGTTTTCGACGCATCCTTGGAGATTAAGCCCTCCAAGACGCTCCAGATGATGACCAAGAGCGCACTAGCCAAGAAGCAGCCCGACAACAAGGAAGAGTTGATCAAGTGCATTGATTGGCTTAGTAGCAGCTTGTGGTTTTATGACCATGTTGGCGTAGCTAGTCGTGAGCGTATTCTGGATGCTATGAGCTATGCTCGTAAGCGTTTCGGCATTGAAATCTTCATCATTGATTCCCTCTTCAAGTGCGGCATCGCGGGTGAGGACTTCACGGGTCAACGGACCTTCATGGACCAACTAACCTCGTTCTGCAATGATACGGGTGCTCATGTCATTCTGGTGGCCCATAGCCGCAAGAGCGAGAATGAGGACCGTGTACCCACGAAGACAGACATTAGCGGCAGTCAGGACATTAACAACGCCGCATTCAATGTTATCGTGGTATGGCGCAACAAACTCAAGCAACGTAAATGGGATGAAGCCAAGCAGCGTGGCGATGTGATGAAGCAGACCGAGATTGAAGGTTGGTACGATGGTCGCATCCGCATCGACAAGCAACGCTTTGGTGATGGCGAGGACAAGGACGTTCCCTTGTTCTTTGACCGCACTTCATGGCAGTTCTGGCCCAAGCAATACGAACGTCACACCTACTTCGATGCCAAAGGAGTGTAAACCCGTTGTGGGCGAAGCACTGCGTTACTGGGTGGAATCCTCGCAAGAGGATGAACCCCACTTCGTGGACCTGCTAGAGGACCGAGGCAACGGTCATTGCTCATGCCCTCATTACCAAATCGTCTGCCGTCGTAAGTACCGTGAAGCTGGGCGTATCATCAACCATGGATACCCCAACGCCACACGTTGCAAGCACATCAACACCGCCATGCTGTTCCTTTCGGACCAGCTCATTCAACAAGCCAGAGAAAATTATGAAAACTATGTTAATAGCGTTAATCATTCTGTTTAGTGTCAGCGTATTCGCGGCAAATGCTGCGAGCAAGATCGTAGAGTACCCCGAAATCCGCGAGATAGACGAGGACCGTATGCTCGAAACCATTGCGGTCATTGAGAACAGCAGGGGCAAAACCGGAAAGAGGGGCGAATACGGCACCTATCAAATCCATCCAGCAACATGGAAGGAGCACAGCAGCATACCCATGGTTATGGTGCCCGAATTCTTGCAGCGCAAAGTAGCGCGCAATATTTTGCGTCACTATGCGGAAATCATCCACAAGAAAGGAAAGCCGATCAATGTTGAGACATTGGCCATGGCTTGGTGCTCTGGCCCATACCGCATCAATCCAAGCAAGAACGCAATAAACTACGCCCGCAGAGCAGGTTTCACCTATCCCTACACAGCATACTCAAAACGTAAATGAATAACGCACAAAAAGCCCAAGAGCTAGTCTTTGGTGATCGTAACGTCAGTTACGGCAACCCCAAGGACGATTACACGAAGACCGCCAAAATGTGGTCAGGTCTTCTTCACACCAAACTCAAGGAAGAAATCACGGCAGAGGAAGCCATTCTCATGATGGTTGCCCTCAAATTAAGCCGCGAATCCTTCCGCCACAAGGAAGACAATATCGTAGATGCCCACGGTTATCTGCTTTGCTATGACTGGGCCTTAAAAGGAACTAAGCCAATTGACGTATGAAAAACCGCAATGTCGCTAATGAGCGCAATTGCCCCGAATGCGGGGTATCGTGGGTGGGGGCTGTTATCCCACCTGACCTTCGTAGGGAATACAACAACAAGACCAAC